CGATTTCAAGAGCCTCAACGATAGCTTCAACGGCAAGTTCAACAAACAATGCCTGAAATGCGTCAAGTGTGACGACACTTGCCACAAGTGTTTGCGCCAACTTACATTCCAGACCGTAATACATGAACATTACTTTGTCAGTAGCAAGTTTTTTACTTTCGCTTGCGCCCTCACCGACCCATGTTGCAACCGGTCTGATTGTGCTTATAGGGTACTGAACTCCGCCTTGTAAATTAGTTCTGCGCACCCTTGCCCAAATATCACCGTAAACCTTCATCTGTCTGATGATTTCATTTACAACAGTAAGAGGTATAGCCGCAGCTGCTTCAGTTGCCGCTGTAGTTACTTCACCAGCGCGGTGCTGCATTGAAAGTACAGCAGCATCGCCGGTCTGAATGAAGCGCTTAAATGCCTGCCTATATTCAAGTTTATCAGACCAATGCATTTCTTCTTTTATTTCTTCAGTGCGTGTAATAACAGGCTTAAAGGCATTGTCCGGCATCGCGCGATTTTTGATTTCTTCAGTAGCCAGTTTATTACGTTGTTCAACTAATCCTTTGCTTTCGCCGTCAAGCGCATCAATTTTGTCGCCATCTTTTTCGGCATCAAGTGTTTCGACCTCAGCTGAAATTTCTGAAAGTCTTTTTTGAATTTCTTTTAATGTCATTTTAAATTACTCCTACATCTTATTTTTATTTTTTGTTTTATATTATTGCGCATCAGAACCTCCATTCTTGCTAAGTCCGAAGCCTCCACTTCGCTTTTGCGCCGCGCATAAATATTTGTATTTTCGTAAGCCGGATGCGGAACTGCTGCCACATCATATACTTTATCGACCTCACGAACTCTGAATGTTATTGTGTTTTTTTCTTTATCTTCTTCCATAGCTTCTTTTCTTATAGTGAATGCCCATGACATTTTATCGATATCACCGCGTTTTATAAGTGTATATAAATCTCGACTAACCTGAATATCGGCTAATTCCGCGCGGAAATATACACCATCGTCACGCTGATCAAAAGTTAATGTGTTATTCTTAAAACGCGCAAGCACCAGTTGTTCGTTGCTGTGATTATATTTAAAAAACGCATTCTTGAAATCAGCATTTAATAATGCACCACGCTCTATTACCTCGTAATATTCAGTATTGCCCCACTTAAATAATAAAGTCGGCTCATCATATGCAACGGCCTTTCCTTCAACAATCATCTTTTTTTCATCTGATTCTTCAGCGCGTAATTGTATAATTTCACGCATATAATCATTATGCTTTCTAACTTGTGGTGTCGGTTTCATCATCATTTTCCTCTTTTTTTTGACTTTCATTATCGCCGTTACCCTGACCTTGTCCGGATCCGTTTGAATAATTTTGACTTATAGGAACCATCTCATTTCTTATATCTTCCTTAATCGGTATAAATAACAAATCCGCAAATTCGCCTTTTGTCATTATGCCTAATTCACGAGCAAGTCCGGCAATCTCTATTCGCCTCCGCATTGACATAAATGCAAGACGATTAGGTACAGCTTCAATTTCATTTTCATGATTTAATTCGCCTTCGGTAAATATTTTATATGTGAGTTCCTGTGATAATTTTAATGCAAAAGTGTCAACTGTTCTTTCATAAAAAGCTATCATTTCATCATCTGTATTTGTTCCGTTTATAATTTTTTCATTAGTACCTAAAAAGTTATAAACTTGAGTTGCATATTGTTTTTGTTCTTGAAAATTGCTATGTTTTTGTCCCGGAGCTTGTAATTCCTTTACTTCTTGAGATAAGTCTGTAAATTTAACCCCTCCGGAATTAATCGGATTTAATATATCATTAGTAAATTCTTTTTCATATTTTTTAAGTTGCCGTGGACTGACTTTATCTAAAACTTTTACAACGTATCGTAACAGTCCACTTGTTTTTATAGCAGCTTCAATACCCTGATAATTTGTATTAATAATATTCAGCATTTTATTAATAGCTGAATTTTCATCTCCGAATAATTCATCTTTTGTAATATTTCGTCCGATATGACAAATCCGGCTGAATGGAACAGTATATATATTTCCTTGAAGTGTAAATCTACAAAGTAAACTTCCTTGCTGATTAACACCTACTGATAGATTCGATGGAACTATTCTCCAAAATCCGACAATATTATCATAATCATCCTTATCTATAAAGATAAAAGCATTATTATAAGTGTCATAATCAATCGATAAACTTTCTAAAAAAGTTATGGAATTCATTATCGGATTCGGTCTTAATTGCAATAAACGTTTATAACTATTCTGCTCTTTACCCCTAAGCCGATGGGTTAATTTTAATTTACTTCTATGATTAGCATTTGCTTGAGCTGCAGATAGCCATACATCGCTTAGTAATTTATCGGATCCGAACGGTGCAAAAACAGATGTGAATCCGTCTAAAATCTTTATGAAACTTTTATCCGGCTTCTCTTTAATTTTTTTACTAAATATACCCATTTATTACCTAAGCATAATTTTTCATATTATCCATATGGTCAGTGATTCCGACAAAACTATTGAGAAGCACAGCTGTACCTTCAATTTTAAGGTTACGTTTATCTTCGTATTTTTTAGGCTTAATATTCCCGTTACAATCCATGTCTATTTCCGTATTTGATAGACACCATTTTGTTACAGGATTATTTTGATAATTAACATAATGACTTTTTATTTCAGTTCCTAATGTTTGCATCGGAACTGATAACGTCTTGTAACCTTGTATTGTTGGAACGCAATCATGAAATCCCATCTTTTTTAATTCTTCAATAAAATAAACTGCTGAATATGAATCGTAATAAATCCAACCTACACGACATCCCGTTTTACCATTAAATGTCAGTATATAGTTAGATACATCTGAATAAACGATATTATGTTTTCCGCTTATTCGTACATAACCTTGATCAACCCATAATCTATAAGGAATTTCACCATCTTTATTAGCCTGATAAAACTCTTCAGTAATCCAATACATTTGATGAGTTATCCATTGTTTAGACTTTCGATCCCATGCTGTAAAGTTAACAGCCGTCATATCAGTAGTTTTTGAGAGGTCAACTCCAATAATTACAAGCTTGTTTTTAAATTCTTTTAAATCAAAAGTCTTATCATTGTTGTATTCAGAATATTTAAGCCATCCTAGCCTGCGTATTCCAAGAATATTAAAATCTTTTACTTTGACCGTTGCCTCAAACGCTGGATCAATTCCGATTTGCTGAACATTACTGCGGAGTTCAGAACGGCTTTTTATAAAGTCAATGCCCGGATTTGCTTTTATCCATACATCTTCATCTCGGAAGTCATCGCCTTCATCCAGCTGATATAAGATTGGAAGAAACGTATCATTCTTTGCCTCACCGAGCGCAAGTGACATCATGGATTTATATAAATCATCAAACAATCCGGCCCGCATTGTTCCGGCAGTGGTAATCATGTTAATTAACCATTGCCGCCGTGCAGAAGTAGATTGTTTTAAGATGTCATATATATCACGATCTAATGCGTGAACTTCATCAAGTATAACTCCATGCGCATTAAGTCCGTCAAAGTTACTTGTATTTTTTCCAAGCGCCTTATAGAATCCGCCAAGAAGCTCACATTTTATTTCAGTATTTACGGCGCGGTATATTTCCTGAAGGTCCGATGACCTATTGATCATGTTTGCCGCTTCTGTAAAACTTAGAGCAGCCTGACTGCGTACTGTTGCTGCAGAGTATACTTCAGCGCCGCCTTCCTTATCCATACCCAATAGATATAGAGCTGTGCCTGCATTTTCAGTTGTTTTGCCGTTCTTCCGGGCGCGAAGGTCAAATACTTGCCGGAATCGTCTCAATCCTGTATCCTGATGTACTATTCCGAATGTTGCTTCAAGCTTTGCTTTTTGGAAAAGCATTAAATCCATTGGCTTGCCGGCCCATTCGCCTTTTGTTTGCCGGCAGAACTTTTCCATGAACTCAATCGGCTTGTGGCCTTTCTTTATATCAAGAGTATAATTTTCATCATTGCCATCAATAATGTTTATGAGCTGCTTATAAATTCCCTTAATCCATACGTTAGCTTTAATTCGGCCGCTGTCAATTTCGTTGTAATATTGCTCTATGTATGATTTCATAAGAGTTTATTATGCTATTTTTACAGCTTTCTTTCCTGTTAAATCTTCCCACCTTGCGATTATTACATCGCAATATCCCGGATCTATTTCCATCATGTAGCACTTCCGGTCCAGCTGCTCACAAGCAATCAGAGTGGAGCCGCTGCCGCCAAAGATGTCTAAAACGGAATCTTTCTTTTCAGTTGAATTCAGCAAGGCATTTGCAATAAGTTCAATCGGCTTCATGGTCGGATGCAAATCGCATTGTCTAGGCTTATCGATGAACCAGCAGGATGTTTGATACTCACCTTTCATTATTTTTTTATGAGTTTTATTCCAAGTAAATAAAATCGGTTCGTGCTGATAATCATAATCAAGTCTGCCCATCGAAAATGTAGGACTGTTTTTAATCCAATTCAGAATATGTCTGATTTCAAGTCCGGCATCCTTCATCATCATCATCATCATCATGCCAAGCCCACCACCTTGTGGCGCAGTTACATATACAGCTGCGCAATCATTAAGCACTGATTTAGCATTCTTAAAAGCTACTAATAATATTTTATATAATTCTTCAGGTGATAAAGTATCACCTTCAATATTTTCAGTTATACGATTATTTTTACTTATACTGTTTAAAAATTTATTTTTATCTGCAATTGCTACACCGTACGGAGGGTCGGTGATCAGGAGGTCAATCTCTTTTTTTTTACCGCCGATAAGTTTCTGAATGTTTTCAAGTATAGTGCAGTCGCCGCACATAAGAGTATGATCTCCGAGCTTAAATATTTCCCCAAGTTTACAAGTCGGACAGTTCGGAACTTTTGCTTCAAAACTTACTTCTTTAATTTCCGATTGTTCCGGCTCAAAGAAATCAAGTCCGAAATTAGCAAAATCAAATTCTTTAAGATCCGCGAGTTCTAAATCTAACAAAGCAGAATCCCAGCTCGCTACATCGGCCGTGCTATTGTCCGCTATACGATATGCCCGAATTTGTTCCGGTGTTAAATTTTCAATTCTGATACAGGGAACTTCATCAAGCCCTAATTTTAAAGCAGCTTTATGCCGAGTATGCCCGGCAACAATAACATTATTTTTATCAATCAAGATAGGATTCTGAAATCCGAACTGCTTAATACTGTTTGCCACTATATCAACCGCATCCTCATTGTTACGCGGATTGTTTTCGTATGGAATTAATTTTGATGGTTTGATTCTTTTAATTATCATTCATAAATCCTAATATTGAACTTTTTTGTTTTTTCATAAATTTACCGTTTGCGATTGCAAGACGTTCTCGTTCAGCTGATGTAATATTGAGTGCGCGGGCATATTTCCAAATCTCGTCACCGGCCCGACTCATTTCTAAAATGCACTTGTCTATAATTTTTTGATGCCCCGGTTTATCATGAGCTATTTGTTTTTTGCAGGTACTCGTCCAAGTCTTCCGAGCGATAGAGTACCGTTCAACGCTGTCGCAATAACATCTAAGTAAGTCACGATCCAAATCGTTTAAAAAGTTATAATCGGAACTGCT